ACTCATTTTCTTTTTTCTCCTCTTTGGTTGTTTCATCGTTTATCAAACCTTGCATTTCCATTAATTTTTGAGGTATACCAGCTTTTAACTGGATTTCGTATAACATTTGTTGAATGTGTGGTGGCACTTCTACCATTCCTTTCGTGTATAATTTAGTTATCTCCTAGTGAAAGGAGGTGATAAGTATGGAATTTAATGATTTTCAAAATTTCTTTGGTGAACTTAGTAATCAAGCCGAAAAAGAATTCGGTGGTGACAGTGACTTTTTTAGAGATAGAATAAATAAGTTGAAAGAAGATGCTCCTGAAAACGTATCTTACGAAATTATTTATTCAATAGCTTTATACGAAAGCTTAAAAGCTCAACAAGATATGAAAATTTTGAATACAGTTAAATATCTTTTAGATCGTGACTAGCAATATCCAACAATGATTTGCTCTGAGCATTATTAATTTTTGGATAATCAAAATTTCTAAGTTTAAATCTTGTGTTTTTCTCAATCTTTACAACCTTCCACGTCACAACTGCCATTGTGATGAGGAGGGTTGTTTTGTATAGTGTGTTCATTGATAATTCCTCCTATTAAGATTTTTATTTTTCTCCTAAAAACTTATTAACAAAGTATTGTTGTCCTTTGCCTGTTACTTTTGGCGTCTTACTAATTGATGTGTGACCGTCCGAATGTGTGATTGATGTTTCTTTAATTTCGAATAACTCACGTTCCATTGAATACTGTGTAGGCATGTTATAATCCACACCCTTGCGTTTAATAAGGAATCCGTTTTGACGTAACCACTCAAACAATCTGCGTTGCCCGATGTTTATACCGTTTTGTTTAATGATCTTTGCTAACTCTCCAACTAAAATTGATGTCTTAGTAGTAGCTACTGCATCTGCAAATACAATTTTTGGTTTATCACGTTCAATCTTTGTTTCTAATTGATTGATTGTGTTGTTAGCAATTTTTAAAGCACGTTGCATAATCATTTCTGGACTGTTCCATGCTTTCTCTACTTGGATGAAATACTCTCTAAAATCAAAACCTTTTTCTGTACCTGACATCATCGCAACATGTTTAGCTACATCAAGTGTTAAAGCATAATCTTCTAGTTGTCTTACAGCTCCGTTATTAACAACCGTACTTGTAAGTACACTTGTAAAATCCCTATTTTCTTTGAAATGCTTCAAGTTAATTTCTGCCCAAGCGCTAAAACGCTTTTTAACTTCCAAAGCTTTATATAACTCTCTTGCACTTATTGCGATTTCTCCATTTTCTTTTTCTTGTATGTTGAACATTTCGCCGATGTTCGATTTTGTTTTTAATGCTTGCATATTGTTTATGCTCCTTTCGTGTATAATGTTGTTATCAACCTAAGGAGGTGATAAGTATGAAACTTCTAGTTACTTTAAAGGATGGTTCAAAAAAACATGTTTCGGATTTAAAGAAAATTGTTTTTCCAGGATATGAAGGAATTGAAACTGTTACAAAAGAGGAAATCGAAACATTTTTTCTAGACCCTACTAAAACTTATGTGTTTGTTGGATCTCAAACTCTAAGTGTGGAGGCAGGGCAAATCCTTACCGTTGAATTTAGCTAACCTTTTTCAACAACTCTGCAACTGCTCGCAACAGTTCAGGGTTGTTGTTTCTTTCTAAACAGTAACTAGCATGCTTGAGTAATTTGAGTTTTAATTTATTTTTTTCTTTCGCAATTCTAAATTTTTGTAACATTTGTTGTTCCTCCTTTATTCGAAATCATCGATAGTTAATTCTGAAACTCTCTTTTCATAGATGTATAAATAATAGTTTTTGATTTCTCGATAAACTTTTGCTGCTAGGTTGTATTCACTTTCACTCAAGTCTGAATTAAGTGTCACTCCAAAAATTGATAATGTTAATTTTCTAATATGGTCATGAACATCTTGTACATAAGCTTTTTGATGAATTGATTCGAAGCCATGCTGATACTTTTTTAGCGGAATCGGATGATTGAGCTTCCTCAATCTTCCTAGCGACAAATCTTTTGCGAAATTGAGTTTTTTATTGATTTCTTCTAAATCGTCATTATTGATTCTTACTTTACTGAAAATTGCACCTGAGCTGATTGGTTTCTCGCCTTTTATAGCATTTCTAACTTCTTTCGCTATAATTTCTTTCAACTCTTCTTTGGTTAATGTGATTTGTTCCATAGTTTCCTCCTGTTACGACATTTGTACAGGTTTCTGTACATTTTGTTCAAAAAAATATCTACCTACTTTTGTTGGTGGGATTTCTAATAATTCACAGATTCGTTTTATTTCCCATTGTGTAAATAAATTTTTTCCTTGCAACTTGTGATTAATAGATGTCCTTGAAATAGGGATTGCGTTCGCTAAAGAACTTTGGCTATATCTATACTCTGCCATTCTTTCGTACAGCAAACTATAATCGAAATTGTATATCATAAACTCACCTCCCTTCTTGTTCGGTTTTCTGTACAAATCAATTAAAACACCTTTGTTTAAATAAGTCAACACATAAAATACATTTTTCTGTACAATATTTGTTAAAAATTATTGATAATCGTCATTGTACGTAGTATTATGTTCTTAGGAGGTGTTCAGAAATATGAACAGTTTTAAGGATAGATTAAAGCAAATTATGTCTGAACGGAAGATATCTCAATCAGAGCTATCAAGAAGGACTGGTATTGGTAGAAACTCAATTAGCGATTATTTAAACGGAAAATATGAAGCGAAACAAGACAAAGTCTTTGAACTAGCAAAGGCTTTAAACGTTAACGAAGCGTGGCTTATGGGGTTTGATATTTCTAAGAATAGAAAAATTGAAAATAACGACATCACTTCCATATACAGTAAACTCACGCCTCCAAGACAAAGCAATGTACTAAAATATGCGACTAATCAATTAGAAGAACAAAATAATGACAGTGATAATCTGGTAGATTTCAATTCTTACATTCAAGAAAAATCCGAAGTGGATATATATGGTTGTGCGTCAGCTGGTATTGGCGAAAGATTATATAACGAGCCTATTTCAAAAGAATTCGTAAGAGGTTATGTCCCCGCACATGATATAGCTTTAAAAGTAAATGGAGACTCAATGGAGCCGTTATTTAAAAACGGACAAATTATATTCATTGAAAAATCTCACACTATCAAAGATGGACAAATAGGCGTCTTTATTATAAATGGAGATGCTTACGTAAAGAAAGTTTATGTAGAAGATAATAGATTAACGTTGGTTTCTTTAAATAAAAAGTATAAAGATTTATATTTTTATGATAACGAAAGTGTGAGGTTAGTTGGAAAAGTTATTTTATAGGAGGTAGTAAAATGAAACCTAGAAAGCAAGATGAAAAAATATTATCAGATCAATACAGTTACTTTGAACCAATAATCAGCGACAGTTGCGACATAAAATTCGACGAAAACAAGAGGAGAATGGGTTCTATATTCATTTCACATGAAGAGATTTGTTTTATAAGGAAAGAAGAAGATTATATATTCAAAATCTCATTATCAGAGGTGATAGATTATAACACTGTTGTTACTATTTGGAAAAACCAAGCTTTTTTAACATTAAACGATAATAGAAAATTAACAGTTTATTTCGTAACAAACTCTCCTTTAACAGGATTCATCTCAATTTTAAAAACTTATATGCAATTATCTAAGAATAAGGAAACAATTATCTCGAATGATTGTCTACCTATTAATGATGATGAACAAACTAAAGTTGAAATTTTCGACGTCGTAGGATTAAATTATGAAGGTCGTAGAAAAGAATTAAAGAAACTTATCAAGAAAATGAAAAATAACGACGATTTCTTTTTCTTATATAGTGATTTGAAAGGAAATGAACTTAAAGAAGAATTACTTTATGAAGACAAGGTGTATGAAATTTCTGATTACGAGGTTATTCCTGGTGTATTCTTACAAAAAGAACCGGATAATCCTTATGATGAAAACGCGATAAAAGTTATGATTTCAAATGAATACTCTGAATTTCACGTTGGATATGTACCTAGAGAGTATGCTTCAAGATTAGTCAATCATATGGACAACATCGTTTCTTGTAACGCATATATTAATGGTGGTAAGTATAAAACTTTAGATTATTTAGAAGAGAAAATCGTTACTAAAGAATCAGACTATGGATTACGAGTACATTTAGAATACAAAGTTTGAGATAGGTAAAGATTGTATTTTTATAAGTAATTACTATAAATAATAGAAAATTCATTTCACAGGAGGGTTTAACATGGATTTTAAAGAAGTTGACATTAACATTGAAGAGTGGGAAATGGTTGAAATCCCCTTTTATACAGAAGAAGAACTGACTTATAGATTGAACAATGGTTTACCTATAACTAAAAGTGAACTTGAAGAACAGGAGTCGAAAAAATGAGTACTTATAAAGAAATTGAACACTTACACATCAATACTGGTGGTAAAGAGCTTACTCAAGAGCAAATAGAAGAGGCTAAAGCTTTTATAGACAGTCAAGAATTTAAAGATATGATTCGAGAAGCTAAAGAATCACATCAAAGAGTTATGGAGTCTAAAATCACTGATAGAACTAAATTGTGATTAACAGCGCCTGTGTGGCGCTTTAATATAAAAGACGTCTATTTCAGCAGTGTTTGAAAGGAAGTTTATAATGAAAATAACTAATTGCAAAATAAAAAGAGAAACTATAGTATATGAAGTTTTAACTAGTGGTAATCAACCATTCACTTATGAGTTACCTAAAGATTTATCGTCACATAATGCGCGTAAATACTTGGAATTTATTTCACAAAAAATAGATGGAGATAAGTTAACCAAAGAAGATTCATTATGATTTTACTAAATAAAAAAACGCCTACTAGTGTAGACGTTGAATGGTGGTGAGAGTGTGAGCGAGAATAAAGGAGAAATGATGACGCATAATATAGAAAAACGCATTAATAAATTAAAAACTTCTGGAAATCCAAAATTTAAAAAATTAGATTCAGATATTCACTATTTACTCAAGAGATTTGAAGGTGAAAAAAACCATAAAGGTTTTTATCCAAAGTTTAAACAAGGAGAAATAGTTTTTGTAGATTTCGGTATAAACGTTAATAAAGAATTCTCTAATTCACACTTTGCAATAGTGATGAATAAAAATGATTCTAATACGGAAGATATAGTAAATGTTATTCCCTTATCTTCTAAAGAAAACAAAAAGTATTTAAAGATGAATTTTGATTTGAAATGGGAGTATTATTTAAGATTGTTTTTAAATTTAATTAGCGCGCAAAATAATTCAGCTATATTAAAAGAAGTTTTCGATAAAAAATACCAAAAAAACAACACAGAATTCATCACTAAAGATTATTTTAGTGAATTTATATCTGATAGTTTAGAAATTGAAAATAAATTAAATAAAATTGACAGAAACATTAATAACATAGTATCAGCAATTGATAAGGTAAAAAAATTAAAAGGTAATAGTTACGCTTGCATAAATTCTTTCCAGCCGATTAGTAAGTTTCGCATAAGAAAAGTTTTACCCCAAAAAATTAAAAATCCAGTAATAGATTCTTCGGATATTATGTTACTGATAAATAGAATTAATAATAATATATTGCAGATTCCTGATATAAGATGATATAATTTTAATATATTAAAGGTTTATCCTTTAAAACACGTATATATTCGTTACCATTTTTGGTAATTAACCATGTAATCTTATAACTATAAGTGGCGTCTGTATTTTATACAGGCGTCTTTTTTTATACAATTTTCATGGGTAGCCCGCCTACCCTTATTATTTTTTGCCAATTTTGAGGAGGGAACGCATGAAAACACGTTGTTACGATGGTAAAAAATGGCAATATGAATTTAAGTATGAAGGAAAAAGATACCGTAAGAAAGGTTTTAGAACAAAGCGTGAAGCTAATTCTGCTGGACTAGACAAGTTAAATGAGTTAAGAAGTGGTTTTAATATAGATAACTATATAACTCTTGAAGAATACTTCGAAAATTGGATTAAAACGTATAAACAACCTGTTGTTAAAGAAAATACCTACCGTCATTATAGAAATGCATTACAACATATACAAAAACATAAAATAGGTAAAATGGAGTTATCAAAGATAAATAGACAAGTTTATCAGAAATTCATAAACGATTATTCAAAAGAACACGCAAAAGAAACTATAAGAAAAACAAACGGTGCTATTCGGTCAGCTTTAGATGACGCATTATATGATGGGCTTATTTTTAAAAATCCCGCTTATAAAGTTAATTATAAAGCCGGAAAACCTACGAAGTCAGAACAAGAAAAATTCATCTCGGTAACTGAATATGAAATACTAAAAGATCACGTCAGAAAGAAGAGAACTCGTTCATCATTAGCGCTATTCATAATGATTTGTACGGGTTGTCGTGTCAGTGGTGCAAGAAATATAAAGATTGAGCATATCAACCAAGTGAAAAACACTATATTTATTGACGAGCGAAAAACCGATACTTCCCCTAGATATATCAGTATCGCTAAATCTGATATGAAACACATTATGGACGTCATAAGTACATTTGCAATTAGCTATGATGGTTACATTTTCAAAGAAGCCGGATCTATAATTAACCTTCAGGCTATCAATAATGCTTTGAAATCAGCCTGTAGAGTCAATAATATACCAATTATTACATCGCACGCATTAAGACACACTCATTGTTCTTATTTACTAGCAAAAGGTGTATCTATACATTACATTTCTAAAAGATTAGGTCATAAAAATATAGCAATAACTACATCCGTGTATTCTCATTTGTTAGAAGAAAAATTTAATGAAGAGGACAAAAAAACAACTAAAATTTTAGAAAGTATGTAATTTAGGGACCCATTAGGGACTCCAAACCCAATAAATACTGTTGTTACAAGGTTTCTATGTATCCAAACTGGGGACAATATAAACGCGCTGATTTAATCGGACAATCTTCTTATATTAAAAATAATGATGTCGTAATATTCAATGAAGCATTTGATAATGGTGCATCAGACAAATTATTAAGTAATGTGAAAAAAGAATATCCTTACCAAACACCTGTACTCGGTCGTTCTCAATCAGGTTGGGACAAAACTGAAGGTAGCTACTCATCAACTGTTGCTGAAGATGGTGGCGTAGCGATTGTAAGTAAATATCCTATTAAAGAAAAAATCCAGCATGTTTTCAAAAGCGGTTGTGGATTCGATAATGATAGCAACAAAGGCTTTGTTTATACAAAAATAGAGAAAAATGGTAAGAACATTCACGTTATCGGTACACATACACAATCTGAAGATTCACGTTGTGGTGCTGGACATGATCGAAAAATTAGAGCTGAACAAATGAAAGAAATCAGTGACTTTGTTAAAAAGAAAAATATCCCTAAAGATGAAACGGTATATATAGGTGGCGACCTTAATGTTAATAAAGGCACTCCAGAGTTCAAAGATATGCTTAAAAACTTGAATGTAAATGATGTTCTATATGCAGGTCATAATAGCACATGGGACCCTCAATCAAATTCAATTGCGAAATATAATTACCCTAATGGTAAACCAGAACATTTAGACTATATATTTACAGATAAAGATCATAAACAACCAAAACAATTAGTCAATGAAGTTGTGACTGAAAAACCTAAGCCATGGGATGTATATGCGTTCCCATATTACTACGTTTACAATGATTTTTCAGATCATTACCCAATCAAAGCCTATAGTAAATAGTGCTCAACTAACTAATAACTCGCTTCGTTCTAAAAGGACGAAGCGAGTTATATTGTTAAAATTTGAATTGACTTACATTTTAATAAAATCATCTTAACAACTTTAATTTTTCATTAATACAAGTCTTTACTCTACACTCAAACAAGATTCATACACTGCACATCATAATAAATCTATCTACTCAAATATAAATAAAAGTTACCTACTACATTCTATGTAGCAGGCAACTTTTATTACTTATTTCTTTTCATTATCATTAAGTACTTTTACAAACTTCACATCATGTGTCTTCCAATCAACTTCATATAATGCTGATAATTTTTCTTCTTTTTTATCTACATGGTTTTCACCAGACCAATAGCCCCAGAAACCATGGCGATTCCAATCTATTTTAAACTCATCCATTGATCTTTTATAATGAACAACAAATTGTGATTTACCTTTGTCTTTTTTATCATGTGACATAACAGCTAAAAATTCTGGATTAAACCCTTCAGACACAGTTACAGGCATTTTGTCTTTAGGTGTGAAATTATCTTTCGCCCATAAATTTCCATTTCGTGTTAAAGAAAAGATTTCACTTTTAGTTCTATTATCACTATCATTAGTTAATTGTCTCGTATGGTCATGTCCCATATTATTTATCAAATGTGCTTCTACTTTCCAACCTACACCTTTATGTGACGTAGATTGATCAAGTAATGTACGATATGATGGTTGTTGATAACTAATCGTCTCTGAATAATTACTCTCTTTTGTAATATTTCCAGTTAAGCCTCCACGATTAATCGAAAAATCTCCACCTGTTTTATAACCATACGTATATTTAACTTCTCTTGATTCATCCTGATTTTTTGGTGCAAAGTCAGTCACATTTGTATTGTTGTTGTCATCAACATTTTGAATTGAAACTGAATAAGATCCAGGCCATCTTAATGTACTATTCCAATAACCATTTGGGTCTAAAATTCTCAAACCACTACCAATTGTACCTTTTGCTTTAATAAATACTGTTTCTTTATCATAATTAGGTTCAGTTAAGAAATTAAATTGTAAGCTTTGAGTAATATTTTTTTGACTATCACTTGTTGTAGCTGTACGTGTATACATTTTAGTATCACCATCAAGATTCTTCTCAGAAACAGCTTTAATTTCAGAATTAATTTTTGCATAAGAAGTTGCCGGAAATACAGTTAATGCAGTAGATATTGCTAAACTACAAATTGTGATGTTTTTGTATAATTGTTTAATCATTAGTAATCCGCCCTTTCAATATTATCCTTCTTTATAAGGTTTATTGTCATCAGAATATTTATCAACGACTTTAACTGTTTTATTTTTCCAATCAACTTCATAAGTGACAATTAACCTTTGACCATCTTTATTTTTTTCTAAAATTGGAGGTGCATAATGTATTCCAGGTCTGTTTTTCAAAATATCTTGATTTCGTGTGTATGTTACTTCAAATTGCGTTTTCTCATTTGACTTTTCATTAGATAAATAAGTTAAAAATTCTGGATTAAAGCCACTTCTTACTAATGCTGGGTATCTATATTTTGAAGCAAAGCTTAGTTCAGGGTTTTCTACAGTAGCAATTCTCGTATTTCTATAGAATAATAATTCATCATTTCTATTTTTCACTTCTCCACCATACTTCAAGTCATTCGCAATAACTGACCAGTGTACATGCCAGTTATTATTTTTACCGCTGGCAATTGTGTCATAATTTTGCTGATTATAACTAATCGTTTTGGAGTAGCTATTTGATGAAGTTCGTCCAATACCTTTCGTTGAATCGAATTTACCACCTGAGCTATATGAAAATGTACTGTCTACTTTCGCAGTTGAAATTTTATTTTTCGGCAATTGGTCTAATATTTCAGTTTTACGATTTCTTTTTACTTGAAAATCTACATGGTACTCACTTGGATACTTTAACCAATTTGAATTTTTTTCTTCTTTATGAGATTCAAACTTTAAATTTGAATGAATTGAGCCTTGTTTTTTAACAAGTAATACATTCTTGTCATAAGTTGGATCATCGATAAAGTCGAATTGTAAATTTTGGAGTATATTTGTTTTCTCATCATATACTGTTTCAGTTCGTTTTGTGATTTTACCGTTTTTCCCAATATCATCAGGTACTGTTGAATTTTTATCTTTATTAGTAACATTACGTTTGTCTTTTTGTTGAGACTTATCAACATGTTCTTTCTTATTTTGATCTTGCGAGTCTTTATGAGCTGAATTTGCTTGAGTCGTTGCTGCTGATAACAATAAAATTGCACATGATAATGATGACGCTATTAAAACACGTTTTTTATTTTTCATTGTTATAACCTTCTTTCGTATGATTGATATTTGTTGATATGTATCGACATGTGAATAATATCACAAAAATAGAGAATATATATTTAACTATTTATTAAATGATTTTGTTAATATTATTAAATACTTTATTCTCTTTAAAAATAATGTGTGTACAAAGTCATTAATTTAGCAAATATTTTTATTTAGTAGTTAATAACCATCGATTTGAAATTTATATATAATTATTAGCTAAATAATATCCTGCATCTTTCTCATACAATTTACTATAAAATTAAGCATACCCGATATCAGTGTTAATAAGATCGTTGATACTAGACAGTTAATTTCATAGAACGAAATCAAATAACACGCTACTTTCTGCATTTTAAATTATGTTTAAGAATAAAAATTATGTTTATATAAATATATATACTACTTTGAAAAGGTGTGAGCTTAATGACAACTTTTAGTGAAAAAGAAAAAATTCAATTACTAGCAGATATTGTTGAACTACAAACTGAAAATAATAATGAAATAGACGTTTGTAATTATTTAAAAGATTTATTCGACAAGTACGATATTAAATCTGAAATTTTGAAAGTTAATGAACACCGCGCCAATATCGTTGCAGAAATCGGTAACGGCTCACCTATACTCGCATTGAGTGGTCATATGGATGTTGTTGATGCAGGAAATCAAGATAATTGGACTTATCCCCCTTTTCAACTCACAGAAAAAGCTGGCAAATTATACGGTCGAGGCACAACGGATATGAAAGGCGGTCTGATGGCTTTGGTCATCACACTCATTGAATTAAAAGAACAAAATCAATTGCCTCAAGGAACGATAAGATTACTAGCTACTGCTGGCGAAGAGAAAGAACAAGAAGGTGCCAAATTATTGGCTGATAAAGGCTATTTAGACGATGTAGATGGCTTAATTATTGCTGAACCAACTGGATCTGGAATTTATTATGCACATAAAGGGTCTATGTCATGTAAAGTAACTGCAACTGGCAAAGCTGTCCATAGCTCAGTTCCATTTATTGGTGACAATGCAATTGATACACTGCTTGAATTTTATAATCAATTTAAAGAAAAATATTCAGAGCTTAAAAAACATGATACTAAACATGAATTAGATGTTGCACCCATGTTCAAATCATTGATAGGAAAAGAAATTTCTGAAGAGGATGCAAATTATGCATCTGGTCTTACAGCTGTATGTTCGATTATAAATGGCGGCAAACAATTTAACTCTGTACCAGATGAAGCTTCACTTGAATTTAACGTAAGACCAGTTCCTGAGTATGATAACGACTTTATAGAATCGTTTTTCCAAAATA